TTCTGCCAACCGTAAGACTTGGACAGCAGTGCAAAAGGAAGATATTAAGTTCAAGATCTACCGTTCAAGATTCACTTCTCAGACTGGTACTGCTGTATTCAAGAATGAAGATGACGAATTCAAAGTCAAAGAAGTGTTGTTAGCAATAGCAGCAACGATTCTCTGTGATGTAGTGCTTGAGTTTGCCCAGATGAAGATATTCTGACCAACAGACAACTGTGATGAGAACGAAGTGCCAGTTCCAGTAATAACAGGAGTAGTGTTAGTATATGCTACTGTACCACTCATGTTTGCCGAAGCAGCTGCGACGCTTGAGAATATGTTGTAGTTATCTAGACCACTGCCAGTGATTGTAGAACCAGATGAAGAAGTCAATCTTTCCGAACCAGCACCTGGGCCAGCAGAATCAATAGTAACAGTGATTGTGCCGTTAGTAGTCAGAGTTGCTGTTTTAAGCTGGTTGTAGATGAATGTGCTGTCAGTAATACCAGTGTTATCAGTCAGTCTCTTTGTAGCTGAAAGGCCAGTGTCAAAGATAGACGATACTAGTGTTGAATCCTTAAGTACAGCAAGATCATTTTCTAGAACCAAATCGGCTTTCGCAGCACCGAATGTGCCGTTCAAATATAGGCTCTTTACGTCCTTGAAGCTCTTACCAGAGTTCATTTGGATGTTGAATAGGTAGACCAAGTATCTGGCATTTGCGTTGCCCTTGACACCGTTTTCGTACATAACAGCACGAACGTTTGCCTTACCGATTACCGCACCAGTAACACCAGCAGAAACACCCTCTTGATCGCTGATCGCACGCTGCGCAGTGTCATAAAGGGATACTTCAACAAGGTTCTTAAAATCGAATGCGCCGAGGAATTCCTCAGCAATAACGTAGTTTCCGTAGTTGCCTGTGATTAGCTGATTCTGAGCAACTTCAGTAGTAGTTGCCTTTGGCGCTGGAATCTTAGTTGTGCCAATCTTCTCAATGCGATATCCGCGAACGTACGCAATACCAGGAGAAATTTCGTAGTAGAAGTTTGAAGAGTTCGCTGCATCAACACGTGTTTCAATGTTGAATGGCTTGATCGCGAAGTCGCCTTCCGATTCGTAAAGCTTATCTGCGCCTTCCTTGGCGATTGCTGCATAAGCAGGATCATCGCGCTGCTGAGTTGGGTTGTTTCCATCGAACTCAACAATGGCAAAGAAGTTAACGTTGTTGGCCGCAGCATCTCTAGTCTTAGCAACTAGAGTTGGAGTTAGCTTAAGACGGTGTGCACCAGGAGCGTTTTCGTTTGGATATCCAAGAGCATTATCAGTAAGAGACTCGTCTTCGTTCTCAGTTACGATTGATTCAAGTGTATCGAAACCTACAACATAACCAGCAACGTTAGTGCTGAAGTCTGTTACAGTGATAGTCTGAGGCTCAACAGAAGCGAAGAAACCCTTCTGGAAGATCATACCATCAGATACTGTCAAGCAGTATCCATATCCATTTGATGTGAATGTGCCGTTTGAGGCAAGTGTAGTGATAGTGTCTACAAGATTGTTAGCAACTAGGTTGCCGAACTTATTCTGCGCTGCACTGTACACATAAAGAGTATCGCCAGGAGCAAACACATTTACGTCATTGTTTGATACGTCAGTACCGGTGCCAATGTAATCAAAGTAAAATCTGTTTGTGTCTGGATGATCTACCTTGTTACCGTTCTTAGCAACCTTAATAACAGCACGTACGGCGTCATTCGAATTATTGCTGTTAGTAATAAGGTAAGAGCTATCTAGGTCTGTTGGAAGAAGAGCAGCGTTTGTAGTGAATGTGTCGTTAACAGAGATATAATGCACATTTGGATTGTAAGTGATGGCTACACCATCAACGATTGAACCATCCTTAAATATGTGACCGCCAAATCTACTGATCTGCATTTGCAGAAGTGTCTGGAGTCCTGTTACTTCACGCGCCTGTACTGGCAATAGCGGACGAAACAAGAATCTATAAAAGTTCTTACTCTCGTTGGTATCGTCGTAGTATGGCGAAACATTAAAATCTGTAGTTAAAGACGATGTCATTCGGTATCCCTGAATTAAACCTGAATAATCAACTTAAATGATTCGGTCTGGGTGTTTGATCTATTAACGTTATTTATATTCTGTGAGTACATTGGTTTAAGATCTTTAGTGTAAATATCGCCAATTGAGCTAATTGTTATCGTAGATACTACGCTTCCACCACTATTTGCTACTGTTTCACCATTCATGAAATGCTTATCACCTGCCATCCACACTTGAGTGGAATTTGCGAACACAACAACACCCTTAGCGCCACTAGTAACACCAGTAACGATTTCTTCTTTGATGAATGTGTAGCTTACATTAGCTACAACCAATTGATCAAGAGTGTTAGCTGAGAAACGAGCGCCCTTAGAACCGTTAACATTTAGAACGTAAGGATTCTTTACAAGACCGATCTTAGTATACAACACATTGGCAGCTGGAATTGTTCCGCTTTCAGTGTTAGAGAAACTGAAAGCAATGCCTATACCAGCGACATTAAGCTCTGAAGCTGGATCTGAACCGTGTCCACCAGGAGGCGGAACGATTGCATAAAGATTTGCGCCAGATCCAAAGCTAGAATTACTTTGAATAGAAACGTTGGCCCATGAAATATCAGAACCATTGTCTAGAATGATGATATCTGAAATGCTATTAGCACCAGAATCTACAACAGAGTATGCAGCCGGCTGTGAATCACCATCAGTTTCAAACACTACTCTTGGACTGATGATATAACCAGTTACAGCAGGAGTGATGTTTGTTGTGTTTGCTGCTTCTGAAAGATATACCCACTTGCCGCTGGTGTTAGAAACGTATGATGAAATGCGCTTAAGCTGTGAAGTAGCTGCGATATCATTATAGATATAGATAGCATTATTGACATAGAAATCGTTGTTTTCAGAAGCGAAGTCTTCGATCTGAACGATAGTTGAATTTGGGTTTCCGCGCACAATGCCATTGGCATATGCAGCATAACCCGAACCGCCATTTCTAATAACTACAGTCTCTACACCCGCGAGCCCGCTGGCGCCAGAAACAATGGTATTGTTGGCGTATACCGGAACGTAATTATCGGCTGCAAACTTTTCGTAGTTCGCGTTAGAGATTGAAGATATATATCTCCAACGATAACCATCAGCTGTTTGGAACGAGGTAGCCTGCGTTGGTGTGCCGATTGTGCTCGGATCGATTGTAGAAGCAGCAGAGTTTGAATTATTCAAGCACTTGTAGATGTGGTATGCGCCGCCTGGAATAGCAGGAGTACATACAACATAGAAATTATTGTTTGAATGTAATGTTGTAGAAGTGTTATCATATTTGTCGTAAACAGAATTGCTTGTCCAGACATTATTTTTAATAACATGAACGACATCAGTCGATGTCAACTTCTTACCAAACAACATATTCCAATCACTCTTGAATGTTGTTGAGTAATCGTCATTGGTGTTGTTGGCCGCGCCGTTCGCGTTTCCTATTGGATTGGCAGCGATGGCATAATATTGTGATGTGTTTGAGGTGATATTAGTAATCACCTCATCAATAAGTGCTTTCTTATATTCAGAAAGTAGAATGCCCATAGTTGTCCTTTAGGAAATCGTGGCGGAGGTATTCTCAAACAGAATGTTAGCCTGAGAAGATTCCTTTGTAATCAATAGATACTTACCAAACAGTTCACTGCCGGCAGTATGGAAAGTGTTATACAAGATATCTTTGTATTTATTAAGAGTTTGTGACACTCTAATTTCGTATGAATAATCCTGATAATAGTAGCTATCGTGGATGTATTTATCAGAGTTTAGGAATCCCTTTGTTGTTGAGAAATATCCCTTGCCCTTACCAACACCCTTCTTAACAACACGACCACTCACAAAGCTTGAAGTGTTAAATTCAGTAAGCGAAGCACTAAGGATAGCACCAACTCCAGTGTTAGAACGAATTCTTAGCACAGGGTTGCTGACATAACCAGAACCAGCGAATGATAGTGTAGTAGTATCGATTGTTCCATTAGAATTAGTAGTGATAAATCCAGTAGCTTCAGTTCCAGCTTCACCACCAGCAAAGACAATAGCATCGCCATTTGAGTAGCCAAGGCCACCATTTGTAATAACGATGTTGTTTGAGATGGCACTGTAGAGATAAAGACGGACTTCTTCGCCTTCTACATATCCCTTACCGGAATTGATTACAGAAACTGAACTTACAGTATTGTTACCGGTGTTAAGTAGCGCAAGTATTTCTTCGTTTTGTCCATTGATAGTTTGATCTGGTCTGCTCATGGCAGACTCATACAAGGCAAAGTTAGAAGGAAGAATTACAGGTGATGCACGATATTTAGCACCAGCAGCAGAGTTAACTGATGGTGGTCCGTAAAGAACAAGGCTGGTGTTTGATACAACCTGCTTGATTACTTGATATTCGATTGTAGAAGAATTCGAAGCATTAGCTTGTAGAGCAATAACGTCATTGTTTGTAAAGACAGTCTGGAATAGTGTGCTAGTTCCAGTTACAGTGTTTGAACCTGTATTGTACGCTACGTTGCCGGCAAGTTGCTTTGACAACTGCACTGATCTAACAAATACGTTGGCAGCAGTTTGATAACCAGAGCCAGTCTGAATGTTTGTTAGTGAAAGAATCGAACCGAACAGACTTGTTGTAAATGCGAAGGCAGTTCCAACGTTGCTTGTTAGATTTGCTGTAGGAGCACCAGGGAATCCATAAGATGCAGCATCCAATGTCAAGTTAGCATAATCACAAATTAGATCTGTGTTGTATGTGATGAACTGAGTTGATGACAAAGCACCAACTTCGAATCCAGCGCCTGATCCAATAAGATCTGATGGATTGCTGTATACCCATGTTTCTGCATTCGCAAGATATCCAAAGCCAGACTGACGAATATCAAACGCCAACGCACCATTACCTCTTGAAAGACCAGTGACACGCATTGTTCCTTCGATACCATACGAAATAATCAAATTGTTGTTTGTGACATCTCGTTGAGCAATCTTAATAGTATCACCGATACTAAAACCTTGTCCACCAGTAGCAACTTCAACATTAAACAATGAGCCCAATACTGTTGGTGCTAGATTAATAGCAACAGAATTTGACTGATCTTCTACAGGAACAATCTTCTCACCGATCTTAAAATCACCACCCTTTGGCAGTAGATTCGAAAGATAGAAAATGTTCACAATATCACGATGGATGTTTTCGTGAATTAGATTTTCAATAACAGCGATCGTGCCTGTTGAGGTTCCGACAACTGTCTTTCCGATATAATCTTTAAGATTATCAACTTCAGATACTTCAATATACTTTGGCACTATCCAAGTACCGTCCGATACTCTTAGAACATCACGGCCTGGTAGATAGACTTCAATGTCTTCATTGTATAGAAGTTTGAATAGAAGTCTGTAACACTGAATTGTGCCCTTAGAACGATAAACGTCAAGGATGTGCTTAAGTAGGAATCTCTTGTTCGCGATTACGTTGAATGGAATACCATACAGGTATTTCTTCTGGAAGAACTCCAAGAATTCTTCAAGTGTGTTATCGATATCGCGATAATCTAGAAGCTTTCTAGATTCGAAAATAGGATTGCCTGTCGATTCGGCCCACTCATAATACGCCTTCGTAAAGAGCACAAAATTCGGACCTTCTTCTTGATAGAAGGCTGGAAATTGACTCTTTACAAATGGGCTTACAAATTTCTCTACGGAAAAATCCATTATCTGGCAGTCTCTGTAATAACAACGTTTACGTCATTAGGATCAATGATAATAATCTTGTTTTGTTGTGCAATAACATCTTTATATTTTGGTCTAAAGTAGACTGAAACATAAGGACCATAGTTGTTAATGTTCAAAGTAATCTGACAAATTCCTTCAACATAATCGATAGTTCCTACTTCTTCTACAGGAGCAAGACCTTCGTTTGTTTCAGTAAACACATATACAGCACCTTCGCCGTCGTCTTCAAGGAAGCATAGATCGTAGATAGTACCGTCGGTTGCATTGTAAGTGAAGCGAGATGAGATAATCGCCGCATGTTCTGAGTGCATATCATATTCGTTGTTATGCAAATTCTTATGGGCAGAAATACTTGTGTAGTTTATATTGTCAGAGTAAATCTCATTACCAATATCAATCGTGAATGTTGTTGAGTAATCAATTAGAGGAGAAACTCTCTTAATGATTCTAAGATCTGTATCGTTACTTGTGATGCTAGAATCCGACGAGTCTACCTTTGTAACGATTCTGCTGTAACGAAGATCGTTGCCAAACTTTTCAAGGTTTTCTTGGCTGTAATCAATTACTGAATTCAACACAATAGACTTAAGTTCAGAAGCTGTTTTGCTTGTAGTGTTCTTGTCATATTGAACTTGAGTAAGAACAGAGCAATATAGATAATCTGGATCTGAAATTAGAACTCTGTTTGGTAGAGCAATAAAATCTTGGAGATAGTTTGTGATTCTGTTCTTGATATAACTAGGAGCGACTGTTCCAGAAGCAGGCTTCAAAGATACGATAACACGTCCATAAAGCTTCGGTTCAATTGTCTCACCACCGTAAACGATTACGTCAGAGATTTCACCACCGAAGTTAGTCAAAATCAATGAAGAATAATCGTCAGATGCGACGGCTCTCTGCTGTGTGGCAAAGTAACGTGGCGCAGCAAATCTGATTGAATCGATCGATTCTTGATTGGCACCACTGTTGGATTCAGATACAACGAGGATATTTCCGGGTGATACTGAACCACCATTGATAGGACCAAGATCATTATCAAGATCGAACTCATTGATGCCGATAGAATCAGAACCAGAGCATACACGATAGTTTACAGTAATAACAGATGTGTTAAGAGGCTTGCGACCAAATAGACCATCACCAAACACAACCTCATACAAACCATTATGTGCTCCCTGAAGAAAGTAAATATCAGAGGCATCATTTAGGCCGAATAGAGTATCGGCCTTTGCAAATGTAGTAACAGTAGCACCATTGTTTTCAGAAACCGTTACAGTCAATGAATTTGTGTCGACGTTTTTATTTGAAATTAGGAACAGTTGGTTTTCAATGTTGTAATCTACAACAAAGGAATCGCTAAAATAGCTTCCATCATAGATGCTTAGATTTGCAACTTTAAAGGTGTTGTTGCTTGAAGTGTATGTGTTCACTTCATCTGTTGTAAAAGTGTATGAACCGTTCGAATTTGTTCCTGAGAACTTAGTTCCCTTCGGAATTGTAAGCTGTCCTGAAATTCCAGTAACCTCAAGATCAAACGATACTTCAGCCGCTGCTGATCTCGCTGATCTAGGAACATAGTTCAGTTCCTTGGCATGTGAAACGACAGAATCATATTTCTGCGCAGAGTCAAGAAACATCTCAGACGCAACCATATTAAGGTAGAATGCGTTAAGATATGAGTTGTAAGACATGACGTCAAGTAGAACATTAATGTTCGATGCGTCGAAATTATAGTCTCTGAAAACAGACTGGGTCTGAAGGAAAGTTTTGAAGTTTTCCTTTAGAGTATCAAAGTCTAGTGAGCTCAGAGTTAGGTTGTTATTGGCCATTTATCGAACTCTACGTAAAATGAAGCTGAAAGAGATAGGATCAGCATTATTTATTAATGCGTAAACGATCGTGATTGTAATGCCATGTTCATTATCTGTGCTAGATATTCTCACATCAAGCAGATTAACTCTTGGCTCATTGTTGTTAATTGTGTTTTGGATATAAAATTCTAGAGTAGAAAGAACCTCAGGCAAGTTATTCTGGAACAAAGTAGATCTAATGTTTGAACCGATATTGGGCTGGAACATACGCTCACCAAGATCGGTCATGATAAGATTCTTCAACGCTTGGTTGACTGATCTTTCATTAGTAATTCTCGCCAGCTGATTGCCAACTGGAGTCTTTGCAAAGCTGTCTAGGAAATCTGAAAAGATATCTCCGGAAGCCTTTACAATCAGATCATCTGCTCTTGTTAATGCCATCTATTATCCAAACGTGGTTGGTGGTGCAATCATACCGCCACCCTGAATCTTAGTAGTAGCTCCTGCTATATTTATATCTTCTGAAGCAGTTAAATTAATTGTTGAGGAAGTTGCTAGATTAATCGGAGAATTAGTAGTCATACCAATGCCACCAGCACCAATTGTAAAGGTAGTAGCTCCAACTTTTAAAGTAATCGCCTGATCAGATTCAATTAGAATGGTATCAGAAGCTTTGTATCGCATCTTTGATGCAACTTCTGTGTCAAGATTTCCACCCTGAATACGAATGGCTTGGTCGCCGCTTTGAATGATTAGAACCTTGCTTCCCTTAACAGAGGTGACTACATCACCTTCAATGCTTTTATGCTCGTTACCATTGTGTTGTGCAACAGTATCACCACGCGAAGTTGTATAGGTCTTTGATTCAGATGAACCGACAGTATAATTAAATGCGTTCTTGCTACCGGACAGATTATTTTCAGCAATGCCAGAGAACTTGTTCTTACCGCCTTGCTCACCAATATCACCAACAACAGTAGTTCTCATTGTAGAATCAGAAGATTGATCTACAGATCCACCCGCATGCATGGACGCGCCACCGCCCGTATACGAGCGAGACTCTCCAGGATTAAGGTTTGTCTTAATCTCTTTTCTATCTTCATCATATTCTACAGTCTCATATCCTCCGCTTGGAAGAAGAGTTTGAGAAGATGCTTTCTTAGGTTCTTCAAGATTACGATAATGGAATGTGTGTCCACCAAGACCATCGGCGCTTCCATAAACCCAGCCATACTGTGGCTTGATTACATCAGCTGACCATGCATCCTTTGGTAGTTTCTTATTATGATCTGTTGCCATTAACTGATGCCCAACTTAGAAAGAACACCCTTCACAGCAGTAGATGCTTCTGTTGGAATGTTTAGAGAAGATACAATGTTAGATACATTTGGTAGAGTTGTTAATGATGAAGCGATCTTAATAATTCCTTCGGCGTCAGTCTTCATTTTCTGCAATACAGAGAGATTCTTTGTGAATTCATCAAGAGCCTTGTTAATTCCAGTTGAAGAAAGAACACTGTTTGCAAGAGACTGCGAAGTAACACCAACAGCCTTACCAACATCTCCAAGAATTGATGTTGCAAGGCCAGCAAGATTTGTGCTGCTGTTCTTTCCAACATTGTTTTCCATGTTTGTAGATTCAATGTAGGAATCTTGTTCTCCAAGAAACTGATTAATCAGAGCCGCTGTAAGTGTGTTATCATAGATGTATGGCGCTAGTTTGTTAGCTAGATCCACTTCACCCATCACCTTTGTTTCTTCTTCCATTGTTGAAAATGGATAATCTGTTGGACCTCTTCGCACATAGTAGGAGTTCAATTCCACTGCAATCCAATGAATGTATCCTGGATACGGATCAGTTTCCGGTGTATAATACTGTTTTGTACACAGGTCTGGAATAATTGTAACCAACGGCGCGGGTGTAGAGGTTCCATAGATAATAACAGGAAGCTCAGAGATAGGAATATAGTTCCCATATTGCATTACAGCTTGAATTAGATTAGCAATTGCGTTCTCCACGACGCTTAAAAACGCTGGTTCAATCTGAAGAATGCCGTAATTGTCAAGCGCTTTGTCAAGCGCCTTTATGACTTTTGTAAACCCATATTTGTTACTCAAGCGCTGGAGAGCACCAGTTAATGAATCTTGGATGACAACCTTTCTTGAAGATGGCGCAGATGCATTAAGAACTGAATTTACCTTTGCCAGCTGCTCAAACATTGAAGGTAAGATCGAAGATAGATTCTTAGGATCTACTTTCTTGAGAATTGATGGGAGATCCAACTCTCCTGGCTTTGCAGAAGCTGATGTTGGAATGTCAGCCTTTGGAGCAAACTTATCTCTTACGTCAGAAAGAGTCTTGCCTTCTTCGCCTTCTTTATCAGCCGGCTTGCCATAAGGTGTGTTTGCGCTGACTTGCTTTTGGCCAAGCGCTGGATTGTTATAAATCTTTGGTTTAATATCTGCCATTATACAGCCGGATTATCCGGTCCCTTAACTCTAATTGATCCACCAGATTCATTATCTTTCTCAGACTGAATGCCCTTCTTGATAGGAAGGTCACCACGGCCAAGACCACAAAGAATAATTGGATATTGTTCAGCAGTATCTTCTGAAAGATACACTATCAACACTCTAGAACCAACGATCAGGCCTGATGGTGAAACACCAATCTTTGCTGTTGATGCAGAGGTTACTGGAAGACCAACAACAGCCCACGGTAGATCTTCATCCTTTACGGACTTCTCATCATTGTTTTCGTTGTAGATACGCACCTGCGCGCGCCCTGACTGCGTTGGGTCGTCGACAATATTTCTTACTTCAGCAATCTTAAGCATTACCACCATTACCTTCTTTGTATGAAGCCTTGATCACTCGCAGAATCATTGTGTATCTTGGTGAAGAACCAAGAGGCTTTACTTTATGTCTTATCGCAACAACAAGAGCCTTACCATTAAATTGGTTCTCGCCAGCAGCATTATTTGTATTAGACTTCTTGAAAATCTTAAGATCGATCATACTCCCCAATTTAATCTTCGGATTACCAATGACTTCAAGTTCAGCAGAGTTTTGTGCAAGATGTGAAAGATATTCTGTTCTTTTCTTCTTCGCTGTTGCAGAATCATGCTTGTTCTTATCATTCGCTTTGTCTAAAACTTTAGGAACAGTAACTGTGTCAGAGTAAGATGCTGCATTTGCATACAATCCCTTGCCCTTACCCTCTGCTGTATAGAATGATGTAGGCTTTGGTGTTACAGAAGAAACACCATGTGTAGTCAAATTGAACGTTGTTTCAGAGGCAGTACTCAATGATCTTGACGGTGTGAAGAAAGAATCAGAGACCTTAATCCAAAGGATAGAATTCTGTTTCTGTTCATTGGTAGCAGAACCATAATCTAGTGTTGTTGATTGTTCTAGCTTTATAACAGGGCTCTGCTTGAATAGATGTTCAAATGAAGCAAAGATGTAATTATTTGATCTTTGAAAACACACAAAACACGATGATTCATTTTCGCTGGAAACGTGTTCACCATTTAGCTTTTGGATTGCTTCTAATGGATGATCCTTACCAAAGACAAGTCTTCTCTTGCCCTTTGTAGACTCTTGAATATCGATATTTTTATCTGTCTTAAAATTATTCTTCAGAATATCCTTAAGGATTGAGCTTGTTAGTTCGTTGTAACTCTTCTCAACGTAGTTGCCTTGAGCATTAAGGAACTCTTGACTGACACCACATACGTCGTACTGCTTTGAGTGCCCAGACCCTTGTTCGTCAGAAGCCTGATCGTCTAGATCTTTGTTACGATACTGCTTGAACTTGAAACTAGCTTCGTTAGAACTGTCGTCAATGGTAAATGCAATCTCAACGGATTTTGAATAATCACCATTTAGATTATTCTTTCCCAATGCGTCACTGTGGTCGACTACTCTGATATCACAGGTTGGACCAAATGGATTTAGAATATCTTCATAGATGTTGAATCCGGCGTATGTTGCTTGGTTGTAATCAAGCAAATCAATATCGCCAGCCTTCAATGTCTTTACTTTGATGTCACCAACGGGCATTAATCTTTTAACAATTCTTTAAGGTTGTCAGATGCAACTTGAGCCAAGTCTTTATCGATAATTCTAATTGTCTTGTTATATTCATTCTTGTTGTATTCAAATTCGTAATACGAAACAGGCTTCCAGTAAATCGCCTCTTCTTCTGCGATATTGTTCGCCAAAGCCTTTGCTGATGTGAATACTGTATTAACACTACTTTCACTACCGTAGATATAGCTGTTAGCAAGAATCGTGGTATCTGTATCTGGATAAAACGAGCCAGACACATGCTGTAAGTATACAAAGTTATCAGCTGCGTTTACTACTTGGCCATACCCAACATCGTCAGTGGTAAAATTGATTGTTACCAACTCATCCTTGATGAAACTTGTGTTGCTAACACCGTATGAAATAATCTTGTTTGTTGATACTTCCCAGGCAATTTCTCTTCGCTTATAAGCACTGATGTTAGAACCAATTCCATAGACAGGCTCCCAGTATCTCTGCATGCATGGTGTAAGCGCATCGAACCCTCCTTGAGTAATCTGATCGCTGTTGCTGAAATCGTTTGTGTAATGTCTTGTCTTTTGTTGAGCAACATAATAATCACCATATTTCTTATTTAAGAATTCTATAAATTCCTCTTCAGATAGATACCATTCATAGTATGGATCTGTGATTTTGTTGGTGATATAAACTAACCAACTCTGATAAGGATCTTCATAATATCTTCCACTGAATTGATCAGCGCGCTCGGAATCGGAAATATCATATGGATAAAACACATACGGATTCTGCGATACTCTATTGAGCATAACAGTTCTTCTGGTAATATCTACAATTTGATTGTTGCCATAGGTAATGACAGGAAACTTTTCGAAATATCTTTCAGTCATTACTTTGTTCCAAGCTTAGTTCGCGCAGCATCTCTAGCATCAGAAACAACATCAATTGCCTGATCTTTAAATTCCTTGATGCCTTCCCATAGATCGTCAAGACCAACGCCAGCACTACCATCGAAATTAGTTTTATCCCACAACTGGATTTCTCTCAACTGCAAAGAAAGAGTGACGACAGTCGGAGCACCATTCTTGAAGAATGAAGGCTGACCAGCACCAGTGTGATTGATTTGCGCATTCATGACTGCACATGGTCGAATTTTCATTGTGAATTCGTCTTCCGGATACAGCTTGACGAATACAATGCTTGGATATTTCAAGACAGCACCTCCAGCAATCTGTTCTGGAAGCATGTAATAACGGAACTTGTCTAGGATAGTCTTAAGAGAACGTGTTTCCATTTCACTAGAAGGAGCCAAAATCCACTCAAAGGAATGCTCTTTATAATTCGGTTGCTGAAAGCTCATAAACAACATTGGGTTTACAGTCATACCCAACACTGTTCCACCAACATTCAAAACACCACCACCCGCGCGCAGAGCGCCGCTGGTAAATCTTTGTACAGAAGCAGCCAGACCAGCCTGATAGTTGCCACCCATAGAACCCTGTAGACCAGCATTAAGCATGCCAGTACCAGAAATTTCACCCCAGGAAACAGTTTGAATATCGTTGATTCTTCTTGGAAGAGGTAGCCAGATACTTCCGAACTTGCCCTCGTTAGATGGGCGCACTATTGGTGTCTTTGTAAACTGTTGGTTGATGTCGTAATCCATGAAAATGAATTCTGAGTAGAAATTTCTACCTTCGGCTATCAGATCTGTTGGGAACTGCACAGACGAAGTAAGATTCGTCTTAGGCTTCTGTGGGTAATTTGTCTTTTTCTTGGTCAACCCAATATGCATTAAAGTACCTTATACTGGCTAAATAGTCGTAATGTATTTATTATAAGAACAGAGATGAAGACACACAAAGGCACATTCAAACCTAAATTTCCACAGAAATATAAGGGTGATCCTACTAACATTACTTATAGATCTGGCTGGGAGCTTAAGTTCATGATCAAGATGGACACTCTGAAGGATGTTATCAGTTGGTCTTCAGAAGAAGTCATCATCCCATACAAATCGCCGATTGATAACAGATATCATAGATACTTCCCAGACTTCCTTATTACCATAATAAATAAGGAAGGTAAGAAAGAAACAATTCTTATTGAAATAAAGCCTATGGCACAAAGAAGTCCACCAAAAAAGCAGACGAATATCACCAAGCGTTATATTACAGAAGTAAAGACCTGGGGTGTAAATTCTGCAAAATGGAAAGCTGCCGAGGAATATTGTAAAGATCGCGGATGGAAATTTCAACTTCTTTCTGAGAAACAACTAGGCATAACATAATGGCAACAAGAGATTTTGAGAGAATTAAAAAAGGTTCCGCTGCATCACTTGCAGAGGACAAGAAGAAGTCAATCAATTGGTATAAAGATAGCCTAGAGACTATCAAGTCCAAGCAGAAAGGCAACCCAAACAAGCTGTTTTCTGTTTCTGCTGTGCCTCAAATTGGTGGTATGTATCTGTATTCGTATGATGCAAAGACCAAAGACAAATTGCCATACTTCGATATGTTTCCTCTTGTCATTCCAATTGAAATGTATAACGACGGATTCCTAGGAATCAATTTTCACTATCTTCCACCAGCTGCAAGACTTAGACTTCTTGAGGCTTTGATTGATATTGCTGAGAGCGATGGAACAGAACGAAAGAAGCTAAACCTTTCATATCGTTTGCTTAAGTCTTATTCTACACAACTTAGCAGTGTGAATAACTGTATTAAGCGTTATCTTTTTGGACATGTAAAGAGTTCATTCCACAAAGTGGATAGAGACGATTGGGTAAGAGCAGTTCTGCTTCCAATGCAGAGATGGAGCGTCAATCCAAAGTATGGTTCGGCCGAGCCGTATTCTGGCAAATCATTCTAAGGAAACCGATGCCATTTAATATCAATTCATTCAAGGAAAACATTTCAAGTAATGGATATCTTCGAACAAACATGTTTGAAGTATATGTTACAACACCAGCAATATTGCAAAACAAAGCCTTGAATAACATGGGCACGCCCACTAATACAGATGAGATTATGGGCGATCTCAGATACAGAATTGAGCAGGTTAGAGTTCCTGGCGTCCAGCTAATGATGGCTGATATTCCTAAGTTTGGTGTCGGTCCAACGCAGAAGATGCCATTTAGCGCCACCTTTCAAGAAACAACATTTTCCGTCTTGGTAGATCAGTCAGCAGATAACTGGCAGCTTTGGCACAATTGGGTCAGAGCTGTTTTTGAATTTGGTGGTAGTGAAGCAGGCAGTTCCATCAACGGAAACAAACTACCAACATACACTGTAGAATATAAAGATGTGTATTCTACAACAGTACAAATTGTGATTTACGACCAGTTCGGTAACACAGTACAACGAATTAATTTATACGAGGCTTATCCTACTTCGATCCGTGAAATTCCATTGAATTGGGGCGATCAACAGGGTCTTATGAGACTTGCGGTGTCAATGGCTTATACTGAGTACACATTGGTTGGCTCTTCTCTAGAACCAATCGGCAGCGCATCAAATCAGGGTAGAGTTGTATCAACATCAGATACGAGAAAATTCACACCATAATGGAGTTACCTTATGCTGCCTAAGATCAGTTATACACTACACACAATTAATGTTCCATCGTTAGAGAAGAAATTCAAATTCCGTCCATTCCTTGTTAAAGAAGAGAAGCTTCTTCTTATGGCAAAGGAGTCTGGTGAAACATCAGATATTCTTACTGCTATTAAACAGATCGTCAACAATTGTGCAATGGACACTTCGTTTGACGTTGATAAGCTTGCCATCTTCGATCTTGAATACCTATTCCTTCAGTTGCGCGCGGTGTCCGTTGACAACAATGTCAAGGTTGCTTATCGCGATGATGAAGATGAATCTGTACACGAATTTGAGATTAATCTGAACGATATTACGGTATCCAAAGATACAAACACATCAAGAACAATTGAGATTGGCAAGGATACAGGCATTGTTCTGCGATATCCTCCAGCATCAATTTATGATGACAAAGAGTTTATGAATCTGCAGAATGACACTCAGATGTTTGAGTTGATTGTTCGCTGTATTGAATCTGTATATCAGGGTGAGAATCTATTCGAAGCGAAGGATAGCACCAACGCTGAACTCTCAGAATTCCTAGATTCTTTGGAAGCAAAGACGTTTAGTGAAATTCAATCATTCTTGGTTAAAGCTCCAAAGATTGAGTATAAGATTAAATACAAGAATAAGCTAGGGAACGATCGTGAGATTGTTTTGAATTCGTTAAATGATTTTTTTATCTGGCGCTGAGTCATAACCACTTAGAGAACTACTATCTAACAATGTTCTCTATGATTCAGCATCATAAATATTCACTAACCGAATTAGAAGATCTTCTTCCATTTGAAAGGGATCTTTATGTTGAAATGTTAATCAGTTATTTGAGAGAACTAGAAGAAGCTAAAAGAAGAGAAGAGAAGTAATGGCAGAAGCAGCACTTAAAGACGTAGCCAAAGGAATCAGAGAAACTAATCGTTCTTCTGTAGGCTTTCGACAGGCTGCTGTTGAAGGCAACAAAAATATGTCAAAGATCTCAAAGGATCTTTACAGCCTGTTCAATGTCCAAAGAAAAGAGAACTCTGGCCTAATCAACGCTGTCAATGAATCAGCAGTTGAAGCGCAAGCGACAGGCGCGAAGGTTACACAATCAAACGTCTTGCTTCAGGAATCTCTTGGTATTCAACAGGGTATGTTGAGCGAGTTGAAGAACATCACAATTGCGATGAAGTCTTCAAATGATATGCTTAGAATCCTTGCTGGTGTTACGGTTGCAGGTGCTGATCCGACAAAGCTTGGTGGTTCTGCAGCTGGTTCGTTCTTAGCTTCAAGTGCTGCAAAGCTTGGCCTTACAGGCTTGGGTATTGGTGCCGTAAATTCCGGACTAGATGCTCATAATAGCAGTAGAGATAGAACTCCAAATACGAACTTCAAGGCAGAAGATGGACCTGCCAAAAAGTCTGCTGAGAAGTATCTTGGAAGAGAGATGACTGCCACTGAATGGTCTGAGTTGGTGAGAGCTACCGCTGCAGAAGCAGGAGCAAACCAAACAGAAACAGCAATGGTTATGGCTTCTATCTTGAATAGATCAAGAGATAAGAACAAGTCTATCAGTGAAGTTCTGCGCGAACCACAACAATTTACTGCTGTTACAGGCAATGGTGGTCAAGGTGTTGCTGCGTTCGCCAACGGCCCAAACAAGAATAGAGCAGAATCGATTTACGGTGCTGCTACCAATATTCTTGAAAAGGTAGATAAAAGCCAGAAGAATTTCCAAGCAGCAGACCCGCGCGCATATGACGCGAATGGAGATGGTGGTAGAGGAGCACAAAAGATTCAAGAAAAGCTTGACTCTGGTTACTCTAGAGTTGGCGCATCATTGTTTAACACCAAGGCTCCGGATGTTGCTTCAGGTGCTAGTTCTACTGCAGGCGGTGGTCTTCCAAGCGGTGATATTGTTGCACTTGGCAAGGCTCTTCAGGCTCAAGGTATTAGAGTTTCAGAACACCCTGAATTTGGTGGTGTAAACCCAGTGCACAAAGGCGCTGCCCACGGACAGGGAAGAGCTCTTGATCTAAACATCGGTCGTGGTAATGTTGAAGCTTCAGACCCAGTTATGGGTGAACGTTTTGACAAACTAGCTGAGCAGTTAAAGGCAGCAGGATATAAAGTAATTTGGCGTTCTGCAGGGCACGATAACCACATTCACGTTGAAAGTGGAGGCGGCGGAAATACTGAGCCTCCTGCGGCCGTTTCAAATCAAGGTGACGCGCCTAAGCCTCAAAAAACGGACGGCGGAACTGTGGGAGCTCCCCAGGGCCTTGCACCTATGAAGCTTGACAAACCTGCGCCGGTTGACGTGCCATTTAAGTCACTTTTCGGTATTCCGTTAAAGCAATCAACAGGAATTGCTCCGATTCCAGCACCAATGCCAGAGATTAAAAACTCAGTGACCGAAAAGAAGGTCATGGAAACAAAGGCAATCCAAAGTGTTGCTTCTGATGAAAAGGTGGCTGAAGCCAAGGCCCAGGAATCTGCTTCAAAGAAAGAAGAAAGCCAGACTACACCATCGCAATCTGGTGGAACAACTCCTAATCAATCTAAGAGTACCAAAGAATATAATGGTCCAAATGATGTCTCCATCCGAGGTGACGGATGGAGCAAAGAACTTCTTACTTACTTTGGTGTTATCGGTAGTTCATACTAAAATGGGGAGCCTTGCGGCTCCCCAAATCATTAGTTCTTCTTCACAAGGTTTTGGAAGTAAGCTAGTGAATCATCTTCACCGGCTTCCTCAACCTCTGGTTCTGCGACAGCTTCCTTAGCCTTAAACTTAGGAGCAGCTTCCTCACGAGCCCATGGAAGATCAGCATCTTCTGCCTTACGAACAGCGTCAGTTGGGTCACCAAGAACCTTGGCCAACTTGCTCTTAAGCTCGTCGTATGACTTGAAGTTCGAAGCATCAAGGAATGCCTGGAGTGAGTGTTCGCTCTTCCAAACAAGCTCAAGAGCATCGTCGTCATCAAGCAATGGCTTAGGATCTGAGAACTCAGACTTATCGTAGTTACGATATCCTTCAACCTTACGGATCTTCAGCTTGAAGTCAGCACCCTTCCACAAGTCGAACGGATTAACTGGGCTCTCATCGGCGAACTGAGGGTTCATTGCCTCATTAAGCTTATCGAAGATCTTCTTACCATACTTGTAAAGGAAGACCTTACCCTCGTTCTGTGGACGAGTCGGATCGGAAACAACATAGATGTTTGAGATATAGTGAAGGCGACGCTTCTGATCGCGGGCCTGCTTACGCTCATCCGACTTGTCGTCAGTAGTAGAATTCCACAGCTTAGAGTTGAACTCTGAAACTGGATCTTCCTTACCAATGCTTGTCAGTGAGTTTTCAATGTACCAGCCGCCTGGACCCTGGAATCCGTGATCGAACAAACGAACGAACGGAAAATCTTCTGAACCTGGAGCGGGAAGGAATCTTAGAACTGCGTAACCGTTACCTGCCTTATCCACATCGGGAGACCAGAAACGATCATCTGAAGTCTTCTCGCCAGTTGACAACTTAGCGAGCTTAGCATTTAGATCCTCAAGTGACTTCTGACCTGAGTTTGCCTTTAGTTTTGAAAAGTCTACCATTTGTATTACCTCGTATTTTCTTTTTATGATTGTATGTTTTGTATGTCAGAGCATTTATATCGCTCAATAGTATTTAGTTTACTCTCCACTTGAATAAAACTCAAGAATCAAATTCTTAAACTTTTTCTTATCATACTGAATAAATGGTGTGTATTTTTCGCACTTCAATCGTATAGATTGCCACACCAAATCATATTCAAGCACCTCATTCCAGTGCTTTGCAGCGCCTGTAATGCTCAATAGAATGCACATTGATTCTAGAGATACATCACCAGCCAGATACAATTTTAATAATGTTGGATGATTGTTGTCATGACACATGAAGTTGTCATTGAACGTAGGATCTAACTTGTCAAGATCCTGTTTAAACATATACGAAAGAGATTGCTGGCGTTTGATCCATGCCGTATATGTCTTCTCGCCTGCTTCACCGTAGGCGATATCTCTAATCCAAAGCTTTTCGTTTTGAGAAAGATTAGCAACCAGGAAATTGATTACATCTGGATGCTTAGCAAGCTTCTGAAAGAACAGCTTGTCATTGCGCTTTTCGAAGGATTCTATCTTCGCGCCTACTTTTCCATGATATTTGTGGTAGTCATAACCAGCTTTGGAAAAGTGATTCTTAATCGCAAGGTATTGCTTATAACACTCAAATGCGTTCATTAGATTGGCAGGCGCGCTGTTCTCTTTAAGATATTGAGAGATTCAGCCTCAGCCTGCAGTTTTGCTTTCATGGTTGGATCTTTCTTAACCCAACCAGCAGCAATCTCTACTTCTACTTTGTTCTTGTCGCACCACATGACAATTGCGTCAATGTATTCGACATTTCTTTCAGAACAGAGAGTCTCAATTTCTTTGATGAAATTATTAGATCTTACTTGAATCATTACGTGCTTTCCAATATTCATCGTTGATGAAGTCTGCTATTAACAGACCATCATCGATTAGTCCTTGTAAGAAGATTCGTGTAAATTCTTCATACGGATCAAGACCCATGATTGCTTGGAGATCCTGTAAAAGTTCCGATTGCAAATCTTTATGGATAGGTCTAATCTCAACACCGTTGATTACTAAACGGACATCGATCAAAAGCCGATACCTGACTTAGACACGATAGCGATGATTGCAACAAGAACAACGATGCCCTTAGCAAGCATATCAATCGGATGTGGGAGGCCGACTTCTTTAATTAGATAGATACACACATAAGCAACTACCAAAATGGCAAGAAGAGTGAGTAATAGAGTTACTGTTACAGTCATCAGTTCTTCAGATTCTCAATGAATGTCTTGATGAACTCAGGCTGAGGAAAGAAATTCCAGCCGACGATAAGGCCTGATACTGCACCTAGTGTGAATAGCAACATAATATACCTCGTGATTTGTGATTTGAAATGGGAGGCATGTCAGGAATTGAACCTGAAAGAAACACCCGGCCGGTGCTGGA